ATTATAATCTTACTCGTTTTAAAAAATCGCATAAACAAGCCATTTTTTGACTTATAATAATTTATAAATTTATATAGGACAAATGTTAATGGTTTAGCCTAAAAAGAATACAAACCCCACAAACACTGAGTTTCAAGTACTAAAATTATTCCTAAAATAAGGATTGACACCTGTTTGACACCAATTGTAAAAAAGATAACAATTATTAAGAAAAGAGAGCTTTAATGACACATTTATTATTTATACAAGCTTAATTTGTACTTATGTTTTAAATACAGATTAGGTTTGTATAAATAATAATTTTTTGCAATTTTATACAAGCTATTAAATGAATTTGAACCAATTTAATTTTACATAATGTCCATAAAAATTATCACAAATATTATTGATGTTTTTTAGTACAAATAATTATAATGAAAATACAAAATAAATTTAGAAAGGTTGTATTAAAATGAGTGATGTTTACAAAGCAAAGAAAACTGCAAGGCAAGTTATAATAAATTAACCAAAATGAGAAAAGAAACTATAAGACAAAAGTACGGTGGAGAACTCGTACACGACATAGAGTATCATAATTGAAAAAATGTAACAGAAAAATTGTTAAGCCTTTCATCTTATACAGATATTCCTTTTGATTTTATTTATAAATCTATAGAAAATCCAAATGAGAATAAAGATGCAGTATATGCTTTTACAATATGTCTTTATGTCTTTGTACAAGTAAATAAAAAATTTAAATTAAAGCGTAAAAAAATAGAGAACAGAATTAATAAATTCTGTTCTCCTACTACTTTGATAAAATCAAAATAATAATTTCAATCCACGCTCTCCGTGAGGAGAGCGACAAATCTATCGGATTTTGATTGCTAAATCCTCCCGATAACGAAGCATCAATCGTTACCTGACACTATTAATATAGCATATATATATGGTCTTGTCAATACTTTTAAACTTTTATTTTTAAATTTTGTCCTACATAAAGACAATCTTTATCCTTAATATTATTCAACTCTAAAATTTGCTTAACAGGCACATTTGTCTTATAAGATATAAAATTTAAAGTATCACCTTTCATTACCGTATAAGTTTCGATGTTTATCACCTCTTTATTTGACAATAAGTATTTTAAATGATAAAATTATATAATAACATCATTTAATTTTAAACAACCAATTTTTTTATTACAAAAATTATCAATTTTATTATTTAATATATTTTCAATAACTTTATCAGTGTGGTATAATAACACCACAAGTTCTGTATTTTCATTACAGTTTTTAATATCAAAATTAATATCTAATAATTCCATATAATCTATTTCAGAAATAGTAAAAAATTTATTTTTAAATTCCGAAAAAATATGAGGTCTTTTACAAAATGAAATTATATTATCAATTTTTTGTTTTTGAATTTTGGCTTTTTCTATATCTATGCGATAAAAAATATAACTAAATAACAGCCCAATAGAAGCGACTGTGATGAATATAATAAAATAACTAAAATTTGTTGGCATCATATTCTCCTTTTATAATATAATGATTTGAAGTGATTTTATGATTAAAAAATTTTTAAAAAGAAATCTAATAATATTATTAAACAAACTCAAACAAAACAATTTTAAAATTAAATTCTTAATTACTCTTTTTATATTAGTAATTATCTTTTCTGTATTGGGAAACATAAAAAAGAATAATAATGAAAATAATCAGTTTTATGTATCTGCAACAACTATATGTTTTACAATGTGGTGGACATTGTTACCTATAAGTGAAAATAAAAAGGATAGAATATTTAGAAAAAGTATAATTTATTTTATTATGTCTGTTATAACTTTATATGCCATTCCATTTCTATTAGATACATATTTTATTGCAACGCCTACTACTTGGGAACTTGTATTTGCAACAATCTTGCTATTTTTAATTATATTTTTTCTAATAGATGTTTTTGAAACATTATTTAGAGTAGCGGTTTCCGCTTTAAGTAAGCTATGGGATAAAATTTTAAATCCAAATTCAAGTCCTATCTCAACAATTATAAAAAATATAACAGCAATTTTAGTTACTATAACAGCTTTTATTACATCTCTGATAGGACTTGTAAAATTGTTTATACCTAATTAAATTTTTTCAAAATCATTTGCTATCCATTTTTTTGCAATCTTACTTTCTCCAACATATACATACCTTTCATCTTTATACATATAATAGGCATTAGGTATAAGTTGTACACCAACCGCAAAATTAAATGGATTATCAGCTACACCAACAGGATTTTCTTGCTCCACATAAGTTTGTTTAACTAATATATCACCAAGATACTCTTCAATCCAATCATATCCAAGTTTATCTGATTGTACGGTTTTATTTGTAAATCCACCAAAAGTATCAATTTTATTTTCAATAAACTTACTCTGTTTTATCTTATTAAGCAAAACTTCAAAATCATTTTTATCCATTAATTATACACCTCACTTATTTTCTTTAACTGTTCTTCCGCTAATGTGTCGGTAGGGGAGATAGGCAAACTATAATCATTATCCAATATTATAGGTGTATTTTTATTAATTTCTTTATAATTATCAATGCTATCAGATGAGCCGAGATAAAGAATTTCGGCTCTCATTGTTTCGTTTTCTACATCTGTAATAACATTATCTAAATTATCAGGCTTTAAAATCCTAAGACCATTTTCTTCTGTCAAAGTCATTTGTAAATTCCTTTCTTATTTCATTCTCTTTGAGCCATATGTGATATTCTCGGTTTTAATATAATAATCTTTGCCATTAGCATTAATTATACTCCAACCTGCGTTTTTACCACTTTCTATTGAACAAATATAATAATATTTATCATTTGATGTTAAATATGTAACTGGCTTTTTATCAGAAATGTTTGTATAAAGTGGTATTTTAATATCAACATATCTATAAGCTGATATACCTGTTTTTGAAATTCTTGTATTCTGTATGTAACCAGTAGTGTTATTAGCGTGAACTTTAGACCAACCACAACCATCATCGGATATATAGTCTACTTCTGTACCAACTGTAAGAGTCGCAAGTTTACGAGAACTACCACCCTTATCATCAACCCAAGGATGAGAACGAAGATATGATGTTTTATTTATAACTTTAACCGCACTACTTTTATTATTGTTATTGCTTGAATTTGTATAATCTTTAAAAATCCAGTTCATATCAACACTTCCAGAAATACCAGAAACCGAACCATTTTCAGAATACTGCCAGATTGCACAGTCATAGCTTGGTGAAGATACACCCCAATTAGCAAGCCATATATCATATTTTTTCAGAAGTTCATCTTTATAGAGATAATTCTGTAACCAATTAGGATTACAATAAAGAATAGGCTTATATCCTGCTGATTTTATTGTGTCACAAAAAGCAATAACCATATCTGTACATACTCTACGACCTAAACCTGTTTGTGAAGAATCTTCAATATCAAATGCAACGGGCAAATCTATCTTATAGCCTTTAATAGTCTTTAAGCAAAACTCCGCCTCTCGCTTAGCTTCGAAAGCAGACTGTGCATAGCTATAATGATATACACCACATTTTACACCTGCTCTAACAGCATTGGTGATATTGCGTACAAACTTATTATCAATCTGATTAGGATTTTCTACACCGAAGCTTGAACGAATCATAGCATATTTAACCCCTGATTTGTATACCTTGTTCCAGTCAATGTTTCCATTCCAAGTGCTGACATCAATCAATTTTTCTTTCAATGTAAATACCCCATTTCAATATAATAATTTCTTTCAGACATAACTTCATCACCAGTTACACTATCAATTTCATCATCTGTAATATTAAGATTTTCTTTTAAAACATTTCGATTTTCTTCTGGATTATATGCTAAAGCTTTAATAAGTTGTCTTTTAACTTGTTCTGTCATAAATTCACCCTCTTTTATTACTGTTTAACCCATTCACCCATATGCAACATATATAAATCGCCAGTATCAGTACAATATGCTGCACTACCTTCGCCAGCATTATTTATATTATTCAGCTTTTCAACATCTGTACTTTTTAAAATATAATCTCTTCTATGATTAGGATGTTCTTCTAAATATTTAACACTTCCCATATCTATTACTTTATCATCGGCAAAGAGCATACCACAGATTTCTTTCATATACATACCTCCGTTTCTTTGTAACACAATAAATACCACATATAGTTGTATCTATGAGTTGTTTATCAAATATAGCCTATATCTACTATATACAGTACGAAATACACAATAATTACTTAAATATACCATATATAGTATTTGAGATTATAATACATTACTATATATGGTATATTTTATCAATAAAATTCGTATTTTATGCTAAAGTCCAGTTTTTGTCTGTCGCTATGGCTTTTTGTGCATCGCTGAGCTTTGCGAGATTAGTTGCTCCAAGCGTCAATATATACGCTGTCTGTCCTGTACGGTCAGCAAGAGCCGTAAGCATTGCTACAAGCGTATCTACGCTGTATTTTGTACTTGGTGATAAATCAAGACCATTGCAGTTAAATCCGCTACCAAGAGTGACATTAGTGAGATTTGAACAGTTGATAAATACTGATTTTCCTAATTTTGCGACAGTGTTAGATATTGTCATATCACTAAGAGATGTACACCCATAAAAAGCATTATCTCTAATTTCTATTACACCATCAGGGATATTTACGCTTTCAAGACTTGAACAGAAGTTAAATGCCGTCACCCCTATTATTGTTATACTATCAGATAAAGTAACACTTGTCAGCTTAGTACAAGCGTTAAATGCACCTCGTCTAATTTCTGTCCAGCCACTTGGTATGACAAATTCTGTAACTTCGCCTGTAAGAACGCTCTCATATGTATCAGCTTTTTGCTTACTATTTTTAATCTCAATATCCTTTTCAGCAATCTGGTTATTCTTTTCGGCAATCTCAGACTCATAAGTACTTACTTGCACTTTATAATTTTCAATCTGTTTTTTACATTCTTCTAATTCTTTTCTTTCTTCGGGAGTAAATGGTTTTAAATCACCTGAAAGTTTCTGTATCTTTCCATAAATAGCTGCTTCTATAATGCTCATTTATTATTCCTCCACTTCAGGCAATCCAGCTATACTTGTAAGTACAGACAAAACACCAGCCAATAAACTTGCTGATGCTACCGCAAGCCAATTTACATCTTGCATAACTGCTGCTACGCCAATCGTAGCCACCGCTGTTTGAGCCATTGTTTTTATTGCTCTGATACCCGCAGCCTTAAGCCAAACCTTTGTTTTATTTTTCATATTATTACTTCCTTTCGCTTTCTAAATCGGCAATTCTATGATTAATAATTTTAAGTTGTTCTTCTTGCACACTTGCTTTTTCTTCGAGGTGATACATTCGCTCAACTAAATTATTATGTTTATCTACTTTCTTTTCTAATTCACTTATACGATAGGTTGTTAATTTATTACCTGCTAAAATACCGCCAAAAGTACCGATAAGTGCCAATCCACCAGAAATAAGTGCAGAAATCACGCTTGAATCCATATATATCACTCCTTGATTTTAATTAATGTATTGCTACCAACAGCAAAGAATCTGTTGCCATCAATAATCAATATATTTCCTGCAAGAACATTTGAGCAATCATACACGCTTTTCATATCGTGTACTGCAACATTATTTTGCATAAGTGGCTTACTTTCTATAATTTCTACATTTTCATCTCGACTATAAAGCAAGCGATTAGTTTTTTTATAAATTTCGCCCTTATGATTTTCGTCTGTACGAATAAATTCTGAATTGCTTGCTGTCGTATCAACACTATTGCTATAAGCTACAATGTTAAAATTCTGTTCGTGATATGACATTAAGCTACTGTTATTAGTTGCTGGTAAAACTCTATCATAACCACAAAAAAACATTACTACTGTGTTATCGTTTGAAATTAGCATAAAGTTAAGAGTTCTTGTTGCTATATCCGTTACTCCTTTTGAAGTACTTGAAAAATACAAGAATGCACTTGATTTATCGACATTGTTGATTACTGCCTGTATATTATATTGATAGGTTGCCCTATTAATCGCCACGGCTCTTGTAAGCTTTATCTTATAGCAGTTATTCACATCAAAAATTATAGTAATGATATGAGATGAATTTTCATTAGCAAACTCTGCGTCAATATCTGTTTCGCAAGTAATTCTGCTGTCTGCTGATGTTAATTCATTTGCAAATGCTTTGATAAAATCCTTTTCTGTTCCGTTTATGCTTACTGACTTATTTATATAACTCATTCTGTTACCTCGCTTTCTTCGTAGACAATAGGTACTACTCTTGATATTGTTTTGATGAGTTTATCAAAATAATTTGCAGTAGTTGTATAGTGGTCTGACTTGCCACCGCTTTTGATTTGAGATATTTTTCCATATATTTTCTTTCTTACTACTTGTCCTTTTGTATATGTTTCCATTGACAATCATTCCTTAGATGTTATTGCTCTACGAACCTTAAAAATAGAACATTCAGTAGTCATATAATACTTTCCATCACTTGTTTGAATGCCGACATCATAAAAGTAATTTTTATGTTCTAAATTTAAAGTATCACTGGGTACAAAATAAATTCCATATCCCTCATTAATTTTATCTTTACTTGTAGCTATCTTTTTGATAATGTATTTAGAATTATCGGAATTTACATCATCTTCTTTTACGCCAAAAATTATTTTGTCACCATCTTGTAAGTTATAAATGCTACCATCTTCATAGTAGATAATATACTCTATATCCATATTTGTTCCTCTAACTATTTCAAAGTCCACAAACATCACTCAATTCTTTTTTTAGATTTTTTAAAGTTTAAAGCATTTTGATATTGTTGCTTTTCTGTTTCATATTGCCTTCTCATAGCATTTTTTGTTTCCTCTAAAAAACCCTGTAATATCGGTTCAATAACAAAAGGAGGTAAACCAGATTCGTTTATCTCCTTTGTTAAAGTATTTATTAAATCTTCCCTCACTAACATGATAGGTTTTTTTATTGTTTCTTCCATTAAATTATCATTCTCCTTTATGTTTCTATCCATGATACATATTGTATTTTTTGTCCATCTATCGTTATTGAATTTAATCCAAGTTTATAATTTCCAAAATAAAAATTATCTGTTTTAATTTTTACTCCACTACATTCAATCTCCTTATCACAAAAAAGACTATTATGTATTATAAATCCATCTGTTTCGGTATAACGAACCTTATTAAGATATACTTTATTTTCAGAATCATACACATTCCAAGTGAGAGCATCTCCGTCAACTAAATCAAATGTAAGACCATAATTGCCACTTGCACCACCACGAATACCAATTTGTCCTATTTCTTTTTCTCCATATGAATATTTAACGCCTTGCTTACTAATTACTGTTTTTCTACCATCAACATCATCGACAGTTATAGTATTATTTGCACTATCAATAGAAAAAGTTCCATCAACAGAAAGTAATTGATTTCCTTTAATTATCCAACCAGCTATTTCACCTGTTGTTGCTGTAACCTTACCATTGAAAGTACCATTACCACTATTATCAAAACTTAAAACATTACCCTTTGAGTTACTAATTGTAAAAATAGATTGATTATTTGGATTAATAGCTACTGTATTTGTACTATTGGTAATTGTCAAACCATTTTCATTAAATTTTAAGCTATTGTTTTTATTGAATATAGACAAATTTTCACCTACAATAAGTTTGCCAACAACAGCTTCGCCATTTACACCATACTTAGTTTCCATAGTACCCGTTTCGGGATTTACATATATAAATTTTCCAATAGCTGTTTTTGTGGTTTCCCAGTTATCATCTGTAAAAGCAATAGTGGAGTTTATAATTTTTATTTGTTCCGATTCATAACTATCTGTAATTGAATTGTATTCTGTAAACAACATACCATGTGAATCCCAAGATTGACATTGATTATCAGCACCACCAATAATTTTTACATTAGTAGCGTCTAATCCATTAGTAAACCAATCTCGAATAACTTCATTACTTTTTTCGCCTTGATTAGCTTGTCTTTTAGTAGAACTATATGAAGAAGCCATTGAATTAGATTTAGATAATATACTTTGAATATCACTTATTCCATCTTTAATCTTTGTTAAATCAGAAAATTCAACTGATAATTCTTCAAGATTATCGAAATCAATTTCATAACTAATAAGTCTAAGTTTATAAATAACATCATCAACCAAACATCTTATCCAGTTACCCACTTCAAAATATTCAACAATAGGTTTGAATTTCTGAATTATCAATAAGTTCTTTAAACTACAAGAAATAGAGTGTTGTAATTCTGCTGATTTGTAAATTTCCTTTTCAGCAGTATCAATAAATTCTTGAGCTTTTTTGAAAATTTCAGAATTACTTAATCCGTCAGAAATATAATTATCATTTGAATATTTATCTTCTCTACGAAAACTATTAAATTCATTAAGCAAATCTGTTCCTAAATATTTTTCAAAGTTTAAATTATCTTGAGTTGTATTTCTTAATGTTATAACATCATTTTGTAAATCTGCAATAATATCTAACTCGTTTTGTCTTAATGTCATTTCACTTTGAATGGCATTAAGTTTATTACGATAAGGAATATATAATTTAGTATAAAGATTGGATTCTCCACTACTTGATGTTTTATCTTTTCCAGCCCAAGTATTAGGGTTAGACACATCTTGTTCTATAAGTATGTCAATGCAAGCCTGACAAGCATCGGCAAAAGATTTTAACCTATTAAGACAATATTTTTTTAATTCATTACAAAAATCATCATATTCCTTTTTAAATAACCCTGAAATACTTAAATCTTCTTTATCCGATTTTTTTAATGCTTTATCTAATTTTTGTTTAACATACTTTTCATAATCATCATTAACATAAATGACTACATTATTTCCAGTTGCAGTATCTTCTTCATCAGAGCTATTAGTAATTTTAAAATTACCTTCCCAAATATGACCCTTTGTACTATAACTTGAAGATACAATTTCAACATCATATCTATAATCAAGTATAACCTTTGCAACAGATAAAACAGTATTATCAACAGTAGATTTAGAAGCTACTGATATATCTGTAACAGCAACAGGGGAGAGGTTAGCCATTGTTAATAAAGCAAGCTGCTCTGAAGCAGATGTATCACTTAAATTAGCATCAGGCATTAAACTATGCTCTAAATATCCTGAAAAATCAATAGTGTTATAATAAGATTTCATTAAATTAGGATAACCAACTACATTTTCAATCTTCTCTAAATCTTCTTTATAAGTAATATATTTATCAACCAAATTGTTATATTTAACCAATTTTTGATTATCAAGATTATATTCATAGATTGTTTGATAATTACTATACAAAGTATCATAACTTTTGATTTTATTTTGTAATTCTGTTGACATTCCTTCAAACATATTTTCAGAAAAATACCACAAATAATCCGTTCCATTTGGATTGCAGTTTTTAATAGTAGCTGTCATCAAGTCATCACCTGCTTCTAATTTAAAGCAGTTTTTTACTGAACTTGTGTCTGTTTTTAATTGAATATTATTACTAAGTTCATCTGCACTTATAAAAATATTTGTATCATTTCCATATCCTTCTTTAATGTCTGTATTACCACATTTAGGGCAAATATCTGTAAATTCACCACGATAGCCACAAGATACACAATTAGATTCTAAATCATATACTGAAATTGTTCTTAAAATATTTCCGTCTAAATCTGAACAAACATTTATAATAAATAAACAATTTATTTCTTCTGAAATCTCTTGAAAAGCATCATATAGAGATTTATCATCAAAAGAAAATGTCCTTTGAATATTTGCAATCGTAGGCGAAACATATACAATCTTATAATGTGTAGCCTTCTCCATTATTCTATGTAATAAAGAAGCTTCGGGATGTTCAGGATTGTATAATACAGTAGGAATTTTATAATCTTCTCTTGCTATATCATCTTCTGTATTTATTTCTACTGAATAAAGATTAATTTGTGATAACTCAGAAGTTCCTAAATCTGTACAATTTATTGTTTTAATAACATTGTTTTCAGTTTCAACTGTTTCAATATGTATTTCAAACCATTTATCCCATTCTCTACACCATACTAATTTAAAATTTTTTATTTTATCCCATAAATAATTTTCTTTATTGTCAAGATATTTATAAACTTCAAAAGTGATTTCAGATTCATCTCTAAGGCTATCTTTGATATGAATATTTTGAGATTCTATTAAACCTAATTTATCTCCATTTCTTTCAGCCAATATAAAAGTAGGTGTTCGAGGGTTATTAGCTACATCAAAGTCTATATGAATACTCATATATACACCTCTTACAATCCTAATTTAACGGCAGGTGAATAACCTATCTCTATTTTGCAAGGTAATGAAACTGTTATTTTATTTACTCTATCATTATTTGTATTTGATATTCCAAAAAATTTCCAATTAAAATCCTTATGTACCTTATGAGAGAGTATAGAAGAATAAATAATAGGATAATCAACAGTTATTACTTCATTTGCTGTGCAATTTTTAATTATGGTTGTTTCAATTTTATCTCCAACTTCATTTGATATTTTTAAATCTCCACTTATGTTTCCTATTGTAATTCTCATATGAGGATATATACAACCTTCATCATCAGATTCATCAATCAAAATCACTGTTTGATTAGGTTCTGTTATTTCAAGTTCATAATCTTTTTCCTTATTTAATGCAAAAGGCTTATTAGTTGTCATCTCTAACTCCAATCCATATATTTTTCCACCTACTTCAATATAACTAATATTAAAAGTTGCTTCAAAATAAAAATCTAAATAATCATAAGTCAAATATCTAAAGCTATGATAACCTTTTCTATTTAACCATCTTGCCAATTCTCTTTGTTCATCAACAGTAATTTCCATATCTTCATTATTACAAGTATTTTTACAAATTTGAAATGTATCTTCAAGTATATTCCCATATTTAGAATTAACTAAATAATTTTTAGTTCCATAAGAATTTGAAACAGTACTAAGATTAATGTTTGCACCTTTTACTGTATTAACACCATTAGTGCCAAATTCACAAACCATATAACCTAAATCACTTAATTGTTTTCCATCGTATTCAAAATCTTCAAATCTCAAACGAAACACCTCCTATGGATAAAAGTAATTAGTTCTTTTTAAATATTTTTCTTTTAGGTTTGCTAAATAAAGCTTTTTTAAAACCTCTTATCTCATTCAAGAGAATATTATAATTATTTTTTTGTTCTTCTAATTCTTTGAGTTCATTAGTCCATATTTCTTTGATGTTTTCTAATTCACTCTTTAAAATATCTATCTTTTCTTGTTCCTCAGAATAAATTTCAATTCTTTTTCTTAACTTATCATTTTCTTCAATAAGTCTTTTATTATTTTTAGTTAATATCTCTATTCGTTTATTATCGTCCATAAAACCTCCAAATAAAACAATAAAGGCAGAATAAAAACCAAATTTTATTCTGCCAATATTATATTATTTAATCGTAAATTTGTTTAAGCTTGACTTACCAATCACCCTGCTTGTTGTCATAGATTGTACAATTTTTTCAAATCTTTTATCTCTTTGCATAGTATAAATAAATTGTTCGTAATTTGTTACATTTGGTAAATTAATCTCAAAAGACATATCATTATTAAAAGTATTATCGTTTGAAGTAGATGGAATTGAAGGAATATTAAGTTTAAAATTATCCTTAATAAACTTAGTAGGGTCATTAGTTAGGCTATACAAATTTTTTGTAGCATCAGCATTAAGCACACCATCTCCTCTAAATAGAGGTGTAAGTATTGCACCATCAGAAGGTCTAATAATAGCCTCTTGCCCTTTTTCCTGAGTCCAAGCTAATTGATTAGAATTAATATAAGCACTTCCGCTTGCATAACCGTTGACTTTCATCCATTCAAGTAATGCCTTTCTTTGCTTTACATTAGCATAACCTTTCCAATCCTCACCATACTTCTTTTTTAATCCAGAGGCTTGCCAATAATAAGCTCCATATTTTGTGTCAATTCCAAAATATCTCATTCGAGCAATAATGTTATTATTTATATCTTTAGAATTATCACCTCTGCCTGACATATTTCCACCTTGTTGGAAGAAACCATAATCAGGAAGTATGCCCATATTACGATTGGCGTTATCATTTGCCACTTTAATAGCGTTTAACATATTAGTGTTAATAACTTCGAGTGAACCTTTTATTCCAGTTAATGAATTTGTAATCCCATTCTTATAAGTACTCAAAGGCATACCGCTATTCCATGCATCCGTTATAGACTTAGAAACTGTATATCCAACATCTTTAGATTGATTTTGAATGGTATTGATAATTGAATCTGCATTTTTATTTGAGTTATCAATCATATCACTAACTAAGGCGTCAACATCATCAAGCCTTTCATTCAAAATCTTCTCATAATCATCATATAAATTATCTAACATTTTTTGCTGGTCTGAAACATATTCATCATATTCAGAATCTTTTAAGTCTGATTGAGCGTTTTCTAAATCAGTTTTGAGCTTTTGAATTTTAGCCTTTGATTCCTCAGATGTATCACCTTCATAAGCTGATAATTGTTTTTGAATGTCTGTAATATTTTTTGTCTGTTCTGCTATTTTCTTTTGATAATCATATAAATCCTTGGCAGATTCAAGGGCTTCATTTCGTTTATCTATTAATTTTTGTAAGGCATCTAATTCTTTATTAATACCTTCTTCAACCATGTCTTTAATAGCGTCTTTTTCACTTTCAGATGCCGAAATAGATTCTCTTTGCTTGGAAAGCAAATCTTCTCTACGCTCTAATAAATCTTGATTATAAGGGTCTTTCGCAAGTTCTTTATCAATCTTTTTAATCTCTTTTGCATACTTAGAGGATTGTTCCATATAAACATTATAATTCATACCATGTAAACCCATAGTAGCATTACCTTCGTCAGTTAATTGACCTTTATCGTCATATAACTTATCGCTATCCATAAGATTGATTAAAAAATCTGATTCGTCAGCTATTGCAGAAATCTTTTCTTGTATTGTATCAAAAATACTCCAGTTGGCTTCACGAATAGATTTATTGTATTCTAAAATTGCAGTCTGTGATTCCTTAATTGCAGATTTGGTTTCTTCAATTTGGCTTTTCATCTCATTATAAGCCTGTGAACCTACCTTAATTCTACCTAAATTAACAGCATCATTCAAAGCAACATTCTGTTGTTGTTCCTTTTTTCGCAAATCAATAATATTAGCTCTTTCGTTAGAAGTTAATACTGAATAATATTTTGTACTTGTAATATATCCCTTAGTTTCACTTTGAGATATACTTTGTTCAATATCATTTTTTTTACGCTCAAATTTACTTAATATCGTATCCCATTGAGTACTTACATTATCAAAGTTAGTCTTTACTAACTCTGATAACTTACTATTCAACTCAGATACGGCATCTTTACATTCATTAGCCTTTTCAATCCACTGTTGATATGTTTGAATTTTTTCTACTAAATCATCATTATCTTTTATAGTAGAAATATCAATAGTTCCATTGTTTACTCTATTTTTCCAATAATCTGAAAGACCTACTGAATTAGCTTCTTTTGTATATCTTGACTGTGCTAATTTTTGAACATCAATTTCGCTACGAATGTTTGCTTGTTCTTTAAATAGTGCTTTTGTGCGTTCATTCCATGTTTTAAATGTATTATTTACTGTATCATCTAATTTAGATATTGCATTTTCAAGTCTTTTAAGGAGAATTTCTATCCAATCAAAGACTTGCTTGCTTTCAGATTTATTATCTTTATCTGAATCTGAATCTGATGATAAATCGTTGGCTTTAGTTTTTACATTCCCTTTGTAAGTAATTAAACCCTTTCCAGTTGAATTGCCATTTGCAAAAGCTTTACCACGCTTTTTGCCACTGGTTATTTTACCATTTTCAAGTAGTTGTCTTGACTGTTCAACAGAAAAAATTATGTCGCCTTTTTTGTATTTAAAAAATTCTGCTGAATCTTTACCGATGGTAAAGTAATTACCATTCCTGACGATTATTTCTTCGCCAAGTTCTCCTCCCAAATGAGTACCGCTTGGTGCATTACCATCACTACCATTAGCATGAGATTTTCCAAACAAACCGCCACCAGTAAAAAACTTCGTAATATTAATAAAAGGATTACTATTACTTTTAAATTCAGTTTCAAGTTCAACTTTAGCTTTCAGAGTAGGGGGAAGGCTATCAAGAACTTGACTATAATCCGCATGATAATAAACCGTACCCTCTATATCTTTATCAGTTTTCTTAAAATCTTTAACTGCCTTATCATCAACTTCCGTATCAACAACGGCAACAGTACCTAAACCTAATTTTGAAATTTTATCTTGAAAATCTTTACTACCAATTAAATTATCAATAGATTTTAAAAAGGCATCTTTTGAAGAAGTATCAATTCCTAAACTAACCAATATTTGTTTGCCAGTTTTATTTTCATTTTGTCCCTTTAAATTTTCATATAATTCATTTATAGCATTATCGGCTTGTGTAGTATCAGCACCTATTTCAAGATTTATCTTTTTATCATTGATATTTTTATTAAGAGATTCAATTAAACCATATATAGTAGTAACCTTAGTTAAATAATCTTTAGAAACAACCTTACTATTAGAATCTTTATAATAAGATATATTTCCGTATCTATCATAGCCACCAATATAATTATTTATATCTGTATCTACATTATATATACCACTTTCTTGGTCTACAATAGCCTGTTTAGTCTTTAATAAAGTTTCTAATTCTTTTTGAGCTTCTTTAGCACCTTCAAGCTTAATATTAATCTTTCCGTTAGAGTCTTTAAAATTATCTAAGTTTTGTTTAGCATCAGAAATCTTGTTGTTTATATTTTCTAATGTCAATTCAGTATTTTCTAATGGTTTAAGGTCACTATACTCACCTTTAAGATTTACAACCCACTCATAATCAGTAAGCTTTTTAAGCATACTTTCTACAAATTCAACATCAATACCTAATTTTTTAGCTGCATCATCATTGTCAATATTAAGTTCCCAAGTACCATCATCTTTGAGTTTAGCCCATTCAGGATTAACTTCTTGTAATGCGTGTAAGAAATTTAATACACCATCTGAACCTTCTGCTAAAAAATCTGTTGCTTTATAAGAAGTACCACTAATACTTTCCTTTAATCTTTCAAATTCTTTTCTGACTTCTGTCGGAGAAGCGGCAGACAAATCTTTATTAGAAAGCAAGTCAACATATTCTCTAAATACATTTGTGCCTACAAGTCCTTCATCATAAAGCTTTTGAGCATCTTCCATATAATTACGAATGGTATCATACATATCTCCTTCTTCACCGGAAGATTGAGCTTTTATCCATTTATTATAAGCAGATGTTAAACCATCATACTGAGAAGCAAGTTGTGACACATTATCTATTTCAGTAACTATCTTACTTCTTTCATAATATAAATCAGCTAATTTAACAGCATCTGTACAATTATAAATTTCATCAGTAACATCTTGATAGTCGTCTTTTAAATCTTTTAATTGTTTATCAATAGATTTTTTTTGAGATTTTTCGTATTCAGATTCTAATTCTTGTAAAGCTCTTTTGTTTAAATGAATACCATTTGCAGTTTTTTCAAATAATTCTTCTGAATCATATCCATCAAGATTTTTAAATCTATTTTTAATAAAATCAATAGAATCATTAGTTAATCCCGTTCCAGAACTTGATTCCTTTATTACACTATAAAGACTATCTAAATTTTCAGTTTCGGCAGAAAGATTAACACTGACATCAGTATTACCAACTATTTCTCCGACTTTAAGAACTGTATCAAGATATTTTTTCATTTGATTTACAGATTCTTTAGTATCGAGATTATCTATTTGTTTATTGAATTTTTCAATAATATCACTATTTTCAGATTTAATCAATCTGGTAATAGCTTCAGATAAATTATCTGTTTCGCTTGCAAGCTGTGGATACTTGTTGATAAGGTCTACTAAATCTTTACTCTCTAACTTACCATTTTCTTTAATAGTGGTAAGAATATTTTGAAGATTATTTACCTTTTCAACATAATCATCAACATTTTTAGCAAATTCACTTGTAACAGTTTTACCATCTTCGTCAATGGTTTCTCCAACAAGTTCGGCAAAACTAATTTTGGGTGTAGACTCTACTTGATTTTTTAGTTTATTTTGTTGTACTTTGTACTCAGAAGAATATTCAGAGTAAATAGTTGAAAGATAAGCATCTACTTTAGACTCAACAGAATTTGTATCATTTGCATTATCACTAAGAAACCCTTCCGATATTAAATCGTCATAGTAACTATTATTTTTTATCTCTTTAATGAGTTTTTCACGATATTTTTTATAAGTTTCAAGAGTATTAATAGTATCATCAGGGCTAATTTTTCCAATCATACTATCAATAAAACTTTGAGCAGAATTATTAAAACTTTCAGATTTTTCTTTATAATGTGCAGAAGCTGAATTAAGTTTATTAAAAAGTTCTGTATCTTGAAGATTAGCTTCTTCAAGTACATCTATTGCCGATTGAAACCATTTACGCTTATCGGCAGCGTTACCACCAGTTAATTTTAAACCATAATCTGTACCAGTACTAAAGAAATCCTTGCTTGGCTCATTATAAAAATACGCACCTATTTTTTTACCAAGCTCGTTTAAACTCTCATCAGATTCATAAGAAAAGGATTTAAACGCATAAGGCGAAGCATCATCATATTTATTCGTTGCCTTACCAATCAATCCTGCTTTGTTTAAGGCTTCAATGATTTTTTTGTTTTCTGAAACAATATCACTTTTACTTTTTTCTGAACTACTTATATATTCTGCAATATCATATCCGTAGTTTTTCTCGCCCACAGCTTTAGCAGCATCTTCTTTTGCTGTAACATAACTTTCTCTTGCATTTTTATAATTTTCTTCAGCTTTTTCATTTCTTATATTTCTTAAAACCTCAAGCTGTTTCTGATATTTACCATTAACTAAATCAAGATTATTATACTGTTTACCGATTATCTCATTAATATGATTTTGAATATCTAATAACTCTTTATTAGTACTATTATCCCTGATACTCTTTTTGCCTAATTCTTCATATTTGGAAATAAGTTCATCAAGAGTTTCAGTTTCTTCTTGAGATTTTTTTAACCGTTCTTTTGCTTCTTCGGCTTCTTTATGTGCTGCTTCTGCTGCTTTTTCTGAAGAGTGAATATAATCGTCAATAGATTTAACAAGTAAAGTGATACCACCAATAACTAATGCACTAATTATGCCGTCAAGAGCAGTAGTAGCAAGATTAAGTGCAACAGTTTTAGCAGTAGCTTTCACTAAACTACCAGCATAGCCTGCAAAAGAAGCATTTCCTTGTTCTACCTTAGATAAATATCCACCTAATGCACTATTAGATTGATTTATCGCACCTACAAATTGTTCTTTATTAAGATGTACTGTGTCCTCAAGATTTCCATTATAAAGTTCAATTAAATTTTTAACATCTTTCCATGTAGTACTTTGTGCTTTGAGTGTTACTTGTGATTCTCTTAACTTTATTTTTAATTCTTCAGTTGCATTACTTAAATCAAATTCTTTTATTTTAGTAAGATTCAAGGTCTTTGCATATTCCTGTGCCGTAATACTGGCAGTATTCATATGAGCAGACCAAGAACTTAATTGCTGTTCGCCTCTTTGAAGCGATTGAATGTAACTTGTAAGAGAAGCTATATCATTATTGAGCTGTTTTGTAAAATTTTCCGAATAAAATTTTTGGTTTACTTTATAATCTGGTTTTCCTATTGCTTTCTTTCCAAATAAAGATATTCCAACACCATTGCCAGACTCATCTTTATTGACAGTAAAAAGACCAACGCCCTTTTTAATATCTAAATACTTTAAAAGAGCTGTTGTAACAGCGGTAAGAAGCACAGGTAGGGTTGTTATGTTTTTTATTAAGTCATCAGTACCAGATATTATAGCTGTAAGATTGTCAATGACAAATTTAACAACTTTGTCATTCATTATAGTTGTAGATAATGATTCTAATGATGACTTTACTTGATTTGTTTTCGCTTCAATAGAATCTAACCATTTATTTTGTTCTTCTTGTGCAGAACCAGCAGAATTTTGTGTAGCTTGATAAGCTTTTTGAATTTGTCCACTCTGAAAAGCTTGAATAATAGCAACACCCTGATTAGCTCTATTTTTACCAAACATAATCTCTGTAAGGTCGGCTTTGTTAGTATCACTTAACTTATCATAAACTTCTGATATAGATTCAAGAATATCATATGTATCTTTAAAAGAACCATCATCATTAAAAATATTTGTATGTCCTTCGGTTAGATTATAAATCTGAGTTTGAATTTTAGAAACAGATTCAATATCTTCATATTCCTCGCCAATATCCTGAAGTTCGCCCTTCATTCCTCGCAAACGCAAAGAAATAGTCTTTAAACCGTTACCAAGTTCTCCAATATCTTGGGTAATTTCACCGCCACCAGTAAGCATAGCTAAAGACTTATTTATATCATTGCCTGCAACCGCTAACGATGAAGCCGAAACTTTCAACCCTTCGCCTAAACTACTTGAAGATACTGCAAATTCATTACCAAGTTTATTAAATTTATCAACTATTGATATAGCATCATCAACATTTATGTTATATGCTTTTAAAGCTGTAACAATATCTTTAACAGCAGTTTCCGCATCAACCTCACCAACATTTTGATAAATTGATGAAACTTTTGCTAACTGCGAAGAAGCATTAATATCATAACCCAATTTACTCCATTCAGAAGTTGCAGTTATATAATCAGTTAAAGTTACACCTAAATCTTTTGCATTTTGTTTTGCGTTTTGAAAGAAATCAGAATACTCTGCGTCAGTATTATCAGTAACCTTATAAAGATTAGTCATTGCACTATCTACATTTGCAACATTTTGATATGCTTGTTTTGCTGTATCAACTATTTTATAAAAACTACCAGAAATAGTATAGTATGATGCTAATTCTTTTCCTTTTTGTTTTAGAGTGTCGATAAAATTTAAACCAGTTTTACCAGCTATAGTTGCTTCTTGTGTAATATCTCTGAACTCATCTTTAAGCCTATTTAAACTTGTTTCATTACAATTTTCTAACTGACTTTGAATAGTTTTAATTCTTGAGCCGAATTTTTTAGTAGCATTTGAATTTTGTGTCAACCAAATATCAATTTCATTGCTAAATTGTTTTTTACTATTTTCAAGTTCATATACCGAATTGCTTATTTTTTGCAATTGAATTTCTTGTTTTAACTCATTATTGACTTTTTTTAAAGTATCTTCAAACTCATTATAAGTTTTAATAAATTTTTCAGTATCATTAGTATTTATAACATTATTTAATACTTTATAACATTGAGTTAATTTTAAAATTTCATTTTGTAATTTTGGCGAAATACTATCTAACTTTTCTAAATCTGATACTGTTTTATTATATTCATTACTAATGCCACCTGAAGTAAAGTATTCCCCTATTCTTGAAGCTGCTTTTTTCTGTTTATCAGAATTAATACTACCAATTCTCTGTTTTGTAGAATTTTCTTCGTCATAAATCTCTTTAAGTTTTTTACTTAAAATATCAAACTGTTCAGTAGGTAGTTGCTTTTTAAGACTAATTCTTAATTCCTTGTAGGCTTCTATAACTCCCTCTATTTGCTTTTTTAACCATTTAAGTTCGTTATCGTGATTTTCAGAAGTATCATCACTTAATTTAGTTATTTGTGTTCTTAATTTTACTTTTTCGTTAGCAAGGGAAATTAATTTTTGTTCTTGTTTTTTTAATTCTTGTGATGACTGTTTATCAGATAAGGAAGCTTTTTTATCAGATAAGGAAGCTTTTATAGATTCAATTTGTCTTTCTGTTTTATCTAAAGAATTATTTATTTTATCGAAAGAGCTATTATTAAGGTCAAAACCCTTGATTTGTAAACCTAAGTTATAAAGGTTAAGATAGGATTCTTTTAATTCTTTAATTTGTGCTGTTAAAACTTGGAACTGCTTACTATTTTTGTCGAGTTTAGTAAGTTTAATTTCTGATGAATTTATTTCTTTTTGAATAAAAATTAATTGCTTATATACATATGATAAATCCTTTGCGGAATCTAATTTTTGTTTATCAGCTTTTTCTTGTTGCTCATTTGTGTTTTTTGCTATTTTATTTACAGTAAGTAAATTATTAGCAAGGTCTTTGTTAGCCTTAGATAAATCTTGTATAAAGTTTAAAACTCTGTCATCAGATATAGAAATATCAATTTTTATAGATTCACATTTTATATTTTTTATTTTATTCTCAATTTTTTGTATAGCATCAGATTCCAACTCTAATCCGAGCATAACATTATAATCAGCCATTACACCATTCCTTTGTATTAAAGTGCAAGATTGCACTTGATTATAGGTGCAATCTTAATTATTATTTGACTCTTGAATTTTATTCAATTCTTCGCTAAAACTTTCTTTTTCTAACTCTGCTCTAAGTTTTGCAAGACCTTTCCATTTTCTATCTTTAGCAGTTGCATCATTGTATATATTCAACATTTCTGAACTACCCCATTGTTGCAATTCTTGTACCAATTCGGCTTCAAGCCCTGCTGCTAATAAAGTAGTACACCAATAATGTCTTGTAGAATGAGGATAAAAATGCTTACTCAAAGGTTTATCCCATTTTTCCATCCAACTTCTTATAGTACTGGTAGTAGCTGGCTCTCCGTCAGATTTAACAAAAATATAATTATGCTCTATTTCGTTTTCTTTCATAATTTGTTCTCTGATAGGCAACCATTGTTTATAATAGGGGAGGAATACATCTTTTATAATATATCTTTTTATTCGTTTGCCATTCACACCTCTACCTTTTACACGCATTTCATTAGTAGTTTCTAAAAATAATCCTTCAAAAGCTAAATTATTCTCATCTATGAGGTCTGTTGTAAAATTAGCAAATTCATCAGCTCTTGCACCAGAACCCATCATAAGTGATAATAAACATTGCTCTTGAGGCTTGTTTATTTCACCTAACCAATTCATAAGTCCATAAAGTTCATCTTTGGTAAAAACTGACTTCTCTCTGATAAGTTCTTTAGCTGGCTTTTCAATCTTCTTTACTATATTTTTAAAATTCGGATAGTGTTCGTCCATAACATTCTCAATCCAATCACTAAGACTACATAAAGATGAGTGCATTTGATGAAAACGATTAGGACTCCATTTCAATTCAGTAACGCCAAAATCAAAGAAATCGAGTATTTCAAATTTCTTTAAATCAACAAAAGACTTATTATCGCAATATAGTAGAACATAACAAAAGAAAATATTATAATTTGACTTATAAACTAATACCGATTTTGGTGAACGCTTAGTTGAAAAATTCTTCAAAAATCTATCAACTAATTTTTGATTTTCTGGATTTATCTGTTCTATTAATTCAAGAGAAGTAATAACCTTTCTAAATGTTAATCTTTTTTTATTCTGCATAATATCACCTCATTTCTAAAAAATAGCACTGGTTTTACGCCAGTGCTTTAATCATATTTGTCAGATTTTTCTGTTGTCTGTCAACCCGCTGACATACATATTCAGCACATATCTTAAATGTTGAGTGTTAGTTGCAATAAATGAAATATTTCTTTATTAAAATAAAATCCTTATTTTATATTTTATCTAACTTCTATACCTCTATTTTTTAAAGCTTGCACAATTAAATCTATTACACCATAATCATCTAAATCTAAAATGAGCATACTTTCACCCCAGATAGAAGTCCATTTTCCTTTTGGCATATAATTACATCCAAAATGTCCATGCTGCCCATTCAAGGTATCTTTAACAATTTCAGCAGTAGAATGTTTTTCGTTTTTATAATGTATTTTACTTAAATCAAAATAAACATTTGCTTTAAATCCATGACCTGTTGGTATTACTTCTGTCTTTACTAAAGATTTTAAAAGCTGATAAGTTCTTTTATATTTCACAGGTGTATATTCTTCATAATATTGTAAAAGTTTCTCTGCAATAATAGAATAAACTTCTTCTTTGACTTGCAACAAAGTATCTTTCATCTGATTATTTAAATGTTTTTCTAAATCTTTTAGATTTTTAAAATTCATATAATAACCTTTACTTTAAAACTTTTAAATGCTGATTTTGATAATTGTTTACTAATTCGTTAATCTTTTCTGTGAGATTACGAATCTCTTCATTTTTAGAGTTTATCAAATCACTTTTATTACTTTTAAATTCTTCAGATTTAACATAAGCATCTACAATTGCATTAATATCAAGATTTTCAAGATTGAGCGTATTTAATTTTTCCAAGATTGTATCAGCTTTTACTTGGTCGAAATGAATTTTCTCATTCAAAATCTTAAAGAAGTTTGAAATACTCTTACTTACACTATCTTCATGAATACCAGTTTTATATTCAATATTATAACTTGTTTCTTGTTTCAACTTTTCAATAAAGTTTTCACCAATAGCATTTTTTATACTATCAATAACATTAGTGTTTTTGATAAAATTTTCTGTATCATCAATCGACATATCACCTAAATCAATATCTGTAAGAACATTAATAAGTGCAATATCAAAAGCTATATCTTTAAGGCAAGAAAAATAATCATCATCTATAAGGCAAAGTCTTGTAGTATTTTTGATGATTTTAATTCTATCTGACATATTAACATAAGACTTTATCTTATACTTAATTTCTTCATTATTATACTTATAAATATTTTCGCTCATACTATTTCTCCTTATTAAAATCATTAGTTTCAAAAAATTCAGTTAAATTCCAATAATAATTCACTCTTTTTTTATTGCCTTTGATTTTTACTGCATTATAAGATATTAAATCTATTTCATTAAAACTTGATTTATTAAGTCCATGATACATCTTCATAAAATCACCTATATATTGCATATAAGTTCTTTCAATCCCTATATCTTCACTTCTAAAATTAAAAACAAAACAAGGGTAAACATTTTTATATATAGAATATTCTTGTAAAGATAAAATTTGATGTTTATGTATCATTTTTCTTGGTTGAGTATCGTCTAATTCTATCTTTTCAAAAGTCATATATTTATCCTTAGTTGTTTTTAATTCAAGACAATAAAAAATACCTCTTTTACCATCAAATAAAAAATAATCGCAAGGATTTTTATGTGTAAAAGAAGTAAGATTACTTTGTGTAAATGCCTGCGGTGAATCTTTAAGTCTATACAACAAATATTCATCAGGAATAGATTTTTTAAAATTCTCCTCAAATCGCTTTCCTACATTTTTCATTTCTCACCGTCTTTTTATCAAGTTTGTTTTGCATATTGCAGCACGAGTCAAAGCTTTATTTAACATACTTTCCTTAGAATTTTCTAAAAATTGTTGAGTTTGTTTTTTCCTTACTTCAAAATCTAATCCAATAGGTTTTGACAGCACTTCCATTTCTCTCACCTTTCTTTTGTACAATAGTTTAACCGTAATACAGTTTTTGCCTTAAGACATAGTTGTAAATAGGTTCACCGAAAACCATCCCAGCACCTCAGTACCGACTTATACAATAAAGAAGTATACTTCATAGGTGGTAAATTGTAAAAAAAAGGATATATAAAGCAGTGATTGCTTATATATCCAATAAAATATCAATCACTATTAATACTACTCTACAAACTTCTGTTTATTACGCTTTCTTTTTATTGTAACATTATTTTCTGTTTTGTTTGCATTTTCTGTATTCTGAATATCTTTCTCCTTATCATTGTTCAAAATATCCTTAATAATAGCCTTAATATTCTCTCTTAAATTTTCTAAATCAGACAAATCAACATTGGCAAGTTTTTCTTTTGCTTCTGCTTTACTATATACATTGGTAGATAACCCATGTATAATCTGATAAATTTTATAATGTTCTGCGGTATCCGTATGTATCTTCCAAGGTGACAATCTCATAAATTCATTACAAGAATTACATACATAATAACCTTTTCCACATATACTACAATATGCGTTTATCTTTTCTGCCATAAAATTCACCTACTTTAAATAAGAATAGGGAAGGGGCTATATACTAAATATAGCCCCAATTAATTCAATTATTCGCTTACTACAATAGTGAAAAGGTCATCATTTGTTTCATCACAATAATCCTTTGACATATCAAATTCAAATGGATGTTTTCCTGTTGATGTAAGTGCAAGTTCGATAGATTCAGGATTAAGCTTTGTCTTAGGACAAATAACTGCACCAGAATACACAAGATTATCATTACACTTATCTCTGAAATAAGCATAAATTATCGCACTACAAGTCTTAGGGAACTCAGAAGTCTTATTAGCAACCTTAACAGCTTTTTCAGTTTCGTAAGCATATTCTACATAAATCTTACCTGTAAGTCCTGTTGGTGTTTGAATTTCCTTACTTGAATCAGAAATAACAAACTCTGATTCAGAAACGGTAGAACCAGCCTTATAAGATTTTCCAATTTCGGAATTAGAAATAGAATAAATAAATTTTACACTATCCTTAATTGGTTGATTCTTCAATGTAACTTTGTTATCTGCAATTTCAAGAATTTCATAAGTATGACCCTTTAACTTATTAGTTAAACTTGCAACTTCCTTAGTTGAACCATATTGTGCTGCTGCAAGGTCAAGAGAAAGCAAAGAATTTGTAGCACTAAACTTAGCCTTCTTTGCACGATAAAGTGTTGTAATAACAGAACCAATAGCATCTGTAATCTCGTCGCCCTCAGCAGTACAGTTAAGCGAAGAATCCTCAAGTGAAGTAAGTCTGTAAAGCATTTCCTTTGTTTCTGGGTCTGTAAAAGAAATTGAACGAACCTTATCTAAGATAAGTTCATTCTTGTTAAATGTGTCAGCCATAATTTTCCTCCTAAAATTTCATTAAAAAAAGAGCCTTTAAGGCTCTAAAATTTTATATATATCCAGTAAAATCTAATCTACTTTTATCAATACCTTTTAAATTAGCAAATCCAGAATAAGCACCTTGCAATAACATAGTAGCATCCTGAATTTTATTAATTCTTTTGATATTGTAAAGTAATTCATATATTTTCATTTCTCCAACTTCTTTTTTACTTATTCCTGAGTACATAGAAATTGTAGAAATATATGGTAATAAAACACTTTTAAAATCCTCATATTGTTTGCCCATTGCTTCATCACGAGCATCTTCTATCAAATCTTTTTTAGTTCTTTCGTTAGCAGGAATTTCATTATTTCTCTTTAATCCATGTATTTTACGAACTACTTCAGTAATTCTTGCATAAATGTACCTATTAATAGTTATATCATTTTCTGCATTATAAAGTATCACTTGATTATTTCGAGTATCTTTATATAATCCAAAATCAGCCAAATCAATATCTTTGAGTATTAACTTTAAAGGATTTTTACTTAAATTTTCTATATCAACATTTTTTACTTGCTCAGTATCTTTTATATTATTAAGAAGCTTCTTCTTACTTGAAACAAGCTGAGAAATAACTTTTATGAATAAATCATAATCATCTATCTTTGTATAATCTATTCCCATATCCCATAATTGCCATTTTAAATCAGCACCAACACTTGTGAGATTATACACTGCATTAAAATAATCTTTCTCACCAAAATTTTTTATCTGCATAACAGTAGGTTGAGTTACAGTTATTTTATCTGTAATTTTAACATCATCACCATAATACATTTCTAATTCATTATCAATCATATGTATTCCTCACTATTATTACAAGGTGAATTATTTAAATCAGTTGTAACAAATGTTAAAATGCGATATAAATAATCCGATTGATAAGAACCTTCAATATTACTTGATAACCTTATTATACCAATACCTAAATCAGACCTGCCGTTGAATTTTTTATCAATAAGTCTTGACAAATAATCATTTCGATTGTCGGTGACTTTAGGAATATTATCCACAATCATATGCCTATAATGAGATATTATTCGTATTTCTAATGTCGGAGTGACATATATTTTATTATCCATTCTATATGATTCGGGTATATGTACTTGAACTGTAAGAAAAGTGTTTACTTCTTTTATTGTATAAGGGTCTTGGTCATAATTAAATATATGAGTATTAATAAGTTTTTCAGGTGTTTTACTATCTACTGTAGAACTTCCTATTGCTTGTACTATTGTTTCATCTTTTATCAATTCTTTTATTATGGTATTCTTAATTAAACCAATACTTGAACTATTTGCCATTATAATAATGATTTAATATGAATAACCAAACTTGTTGATGGAATATTATTGTTTTCAGAAGATAATATCAATTTTATATCCTCATCAACATAATTATCATTGTCTACCCCAATAGCAATTTGATTATCATATTCCTTTACATAAAGCTCTTCTTTAAAATCTGAAACAATTTTCCAAATAGGAATAACATTATTTAACTCATTTCCATTGTCATCATAAAACTTAGCAGTAAATATCTTACTATCTCCACCTGATTTTATAATATTATCCTCATATATAATTACTGCCTTCTTATTTTCTTCAGCTTTATCAGTTTCAAAATAATCGCATATTCCTAAATCTGGTCTATCTGTATCACTATCATTTTGATATTCAGCTAAAGTAACTTTAACAATACCCTTTTTGCCAAACTTATTAGTTGTAGTGTCATTTTGTGTTACAATAAAAGAAGTTGGATTTTGTTTATTATAATCTAAGTAAAATCTTTGTGGTGTATCTAATACAACAGTATTCTCGTCATAAGGTAAAGACACTCTATGTTGCGTTGTTCCTAATGTAAATTGTCTACTGCTTGTTTCACCTGAGTTATACTGTGTTGTATTAATATCAACACAAGGATATTCCAAAATTTTACCTTCCTTGTTTTGCCATTTTAAAACCCAATTACATTCCAATAATTCGCCTTGATAATGAATATCATCAATATTAAATGATTTATTACATAACAAATATAACGAATTTTTATAGTCATAAAGTATGTCACCCACTATAACAGGTGTATCTATCAAAGTCTGAAAACTCATTTTGTTACCATCAACATTTGAGAAAGTTCTTTCATATAATCTAATTTTTATTGGTACTTCGTTATCATATGTTTTTTTGCCTAAACTCCAAAAATAAATTATATTATTAGTAGAACTATCATCTGTAAAGGTATAATCTAATAATCGCCTACTATTATTTACATTTTCCTGCATCATTGAATTTCCACTTAATTCCATTTTTTTCTTGAATTTTTCTAAATAATTGATAACAAAACACCACCCTTATTTAGATTTTTGATTTATAAGAATGTTCAGTAAATGAAGTTTTAATACCATTTTTTAAGTCATCTCTTGTTTGATTCCAAGAATACCTTGACAAAAGTGTTTCATTTTCTTTTAAAAATGTAGAGTGCATTTCCATCATTTTTTCTAATTGATTAGCATTACTAAAAGCATTAAAATCTTTAGAACTTAAGCTAACTTTTAAAACTGATGGCACTCTTATATATGTAGAATCTAAATATTCAAGCAAGACATAGTTACTTAATATTTCGATTTCCATATCAGATAAATCTGAGTTAAACTGTTCTAACTCATCATTTCTATTCGACAAATCTTTTCTACATATATGAAACCTTGAAACGGCAGGAATAATATAATCATGTAAACAATCTTTTACTTCTTCTGCCGTCATCAAAGGAATCTCATAACTTTTAAATTTGGGTAAAAGATTAGCCCAAATAACATCATAAGGTGTAGCCACAATATCTGCCCCTTATTAAATAAGTTCTACCTTGAATTTATTTTCTAAAGTCTTAATAACAGATATGCTTTCAATTTTATCGTTGGTGACCATTTCTTTAATTTTATAAATGACAGTTGTCTTTAAAGAATTATCCATTTTAGAAATTTGTGAACAGATATTTTCAATGTTTTCCTTTGTATATGAGCTTGAATCCATAAGATACTCATAAGTATCATAAATTTTTGATAATCCAAACTTTTCGATTACTCTATTGTCCATTGGCTTGAGCCAAAGATTCCTAAAATATGATTTATAGTTTCTCCACATATTCTTTAAAGTTTCAAATGTAAGAATTTCTATATCACCAACATTATCCCAAGCATAATACTCGCCATTCTTACTATCTTTATAACTTACAGATGGAATCAATGAAACAACTTCTATTTCTGTAATGTCAGTTAAAGGTTCTTGTGAGCTTATTCTGCTTTCATTAACCTTAGAGTTTCTGTTAGAAAAATCAGCTCCTACAGCAGATGTAGAAACTGATTCTTCACTAACAATATTAGTTGTTGCCTTTCTTGGCATAATATCACCTTTCTTATTCTCTTATTTTTATTTACTTATCAAGAAAAAGTAAACAGACCTGCATAAGCTGGAAGAACAAAGCCCATACCCATAAGCGTCTGAACCTGAACATCAATAGTTGCATCACTATTTCTCTTAGAGCCATCAATAGTACCAGTGCCAATATCAGAACGAGTATCACCAAACCATTCAAGCTTAATAGGCTTAGTATCACCGCCAAGAATAAACAACTTATTATCATCAAGTGCAAGGTCAAATGTACCAGACTTTAATGTTTGAGGGATAACCATAAGTCTATTACCTTCCCAATCAGCAATAGAACCCGTCATAGCCTTAGCTTCCTTTTGGGAATTTGCGAACATCTTATCAGGAACAATATTAGCAAGCTTTCTTAAAGCACCCTTAGTACCTGCAATAGTGAGATTCTCATAGCCACCAGCAGCCTGAACCTTGTCACAAAGTTTACCAACAGCTTCTTCACTATTACCTGTTGCTGCAAAATCAGATGGGAAAGCATTAGCTACACTTTGGAACTGTGTATAAATTCTATCCTTAATATACTTATTTACAGACTTGTAAACTACATCAAGAAGCTTATCAATAGAGGTAATACCAGTAAGAAAACGCTCAAGTTCATCATATACATGAATGTATATCCATTCCTTTGGAAGTGTAATTTCAGAACCTAAATCAATAGCCTGTCTATTAGTATCCCAGTGATTACCAGCAAAACGAGAAACAGTAAGAAGTCCACCTTCTGTATAGAATGAAGTTGTATCTCCTAAAGCACGATTCTTAACTTCTACAAAATTTTCAACAAATGGTGAATTAAAAATATTCTCACCAATAGTTGTGTTTACAACTTCCTCTACAATCTCATAAATTACAAGATTGTTTCTTCGGAAAGCTTGAAAAAGTGTAGCACCCTTTAGAATATCGCCATTAATTTTATCTCTAAGATAATTTTCAAGGTCTTTCTTAGATACCTTATCCTTGTCTATATGTAATGAAAAATCGCCTCTTGCTAAATCAAGCGTAAGGTCATAAATCTTTTCATTTTCTGTTGTGAATTTAGTCTTAACCATTATTTATCCTCCTTACTTTTAGGCTAAAGTAGTAACCTTAGCTTCATACATAACTCTTGAATATCCATAAGTGTTAGCTACTGTAACAAGAGTTGCACCCTGAACTCTCTTACGCATAATAGTAGCTTCAAACTTAGCGTCCGAAGTTGCACTATCGCCTGCAACTAACTTGCCTGTAGTTGTATCAATAGTAAGGAACTTACCAGTATCAGCCTTTGACTGTGTTGCCGAAGTGATACCATCAATAGAAATTGCAAATTCATCATTAAAAGCAACTACACGCACTCTAAAAGGAGTTCCAGCCTTAATGATAAAATTATCCTTTCTCTGATTAGTTATCTTGCACTCATCTGAGTTCCAAACTGGTTGGTCAACTACAACAACCTGCTTTCCAGTTGCTGAACCCTTTACAAACTTATAAATAACATCTTCGCCATCATCAAGTCCATCAAGATAGCCGAATGTACCATTTTCAATATCTTCAGTTGCTACTGCATCAAAAATTCTTTCTGCATAATGAGTAGACTTCATATTTACAGATTCAAATACTGTATAATTAGCCATAAATTTCCTCCTAAACAAAATAAAACCTGCGAGATTAATCGCAGGTTAAAGTTTTAAAATTAATATTTTATATTTTACTTATGTAGTGGTATATTACCATATTTTGTAGATACATAATTAGTATCATCGTCATCATGAATACTTGTATCTGATACATTAACAGTTAGTGAATCGCTACGCTTACTAAAGTTTTTTCTTAAATTTTTCTTAGCGAAAAGAATAGCACATTCACTTTCAATATCCTTAACTGACATTTCAGACTTCTTTTCTTTTAACTGTTCAAATTCTGCAACATCAGAAAGTGCTAAAGAATATTCATTAAAAACATTTTCTTTTTCTGCTTCTAACTGTTCATTAATACGCTTTTCTTCTGCAAGTACATATTCGTCATACTTAGGCTTAATTTTATCATAATCAGCTTGAAGCGTTTCATACTTAGAAGCAATTTCACTCTTTTCTTGATTAAGAATATCAATTTTCTTATCAAGTTCAGAAATGCGATTTTCAGTAATAGAATTGTCAATAGTATTTTCGCCATCTTGATAATTTTCAAAAATAATCTTTTTTCTTACACCAGTGCTAAAATCAATAATAGGCTTATCGTTTTCTACTTTAAAAGTAAAACCATAAAAATTCCAATGGTCTTTTCTATCTTCAACAATTACTTCATTATCTTGAACATCCCTAAAACAATATCTTGGAAATCTATCGCCCCATTGGCTTATTGCAGTTTCATAATCTTCTACAATATTAGCAATATCATTTATTGTACTTTGAACAGTTTGTGTAAATTCTTCTTTATTTGTATTCTTAATATCCTCCATATTTCTTTTACCTCCTCCATCAAATTTTAATTTATTAAATTCCTCCAATTTATTCTTGATTTCAGAAAATACATTATCAACAGAAAATTGCAATGTAATATTAGAATCAATCATAGCTGGTTGAATACTTTCATCAGTTGTTGACAATATACAACAACCCGCAAATGAGAATTTAGTAAATGTAAAAATGCCATTTTCATCTTCAGTGCCATCAAAGTTATTTATTTCTAACTCCATTGACTGTCCTTTACTAATATCTCTTTCAAAAACATCAACGGCTTCATTGAATTTTGTCCAAATAAGACCATCTACTTGTAGATATTCTCTTTCTTCGCCATCACTTGAAATCTTTTTTACCCATCGGGCATTACAAGATTCAGGAATGACACCATACGCTTGTCCTAAATAAACTTCTTTTATTATATTATTTTTAACTACAATTTCATGCTCGTGTCCAGTAAAATCCTTTTCGCCGTTTTCATTTTCTTTTATATAGCCTAAAATCGGTGTATTTTTAATAGTTTCTATATTTTGTTCTACTACTTCTTTCGTAAAAACACTACCATTAAAATTCTCACCTAAATGCAAAACATCAATAGTAACATTCAAAAATCGTGTATCTTTAGTTTGATATTCACCATTAATACTAAAATTTACTGGTAATAAAAATCTTTTATTTTTATCCATTTTACACACCTCCATTCTTTAATCGCTATCTATCTATATTACTATCATTATCTTCAGTTTGCTGACCTGTTATATCTAATACTTCACCCTTAGAAGCGTTTGTCGGTCTGCCAGCTTCATCACTTGAACTGTTATAAGATGAGGATAGAGGAATAAACCTATTTTGAAAATCAAAAATATCAGTATGTAAAGTATACGCATTTAATGTTCTTGCTGGTGTCATATCTAAAGAAGCCAAAAATTTATCAATTACATTAATACCTAAAGTACACGCTTCTTTATATTTCTTTATCACATTATCACGATTAAATATAGTAGTATCTAATAAATAAAAATTAAATTTAAAATTATTCTTATTATATTTTCTTATCTTTATAAAGCGATTTATCCATCTTTCAAATTGTCGATATACACCATATACAAAACCCGAATCATTCTCAACAGATAAGTTTACAGCAGTACCCGATGAACTACCATTATATAATTCCTGACTTATACCAGATGAATTATAAACTTCATCTAAAGCGTCTGAAACATTGTTTCGAGTATTATTACTATCTTTAAAAGAAATTGCCTTACCTTCTGAACCTAAAGTATGTATCAAACCAATATCATCAGGCATACTATTTCTATTTATCTCAGCAAATACACTTAACATTTCAGGTGAAACAACGGGCTTGTCTACCGTATTTTCATCGACAGGAACTTTCATTATAATAGCTTTATAGTTATCCGTCTTAGCTGATTGTAATTTTAACTTCTTATATAAATCTAAATCAAAAATATCTCTAATAAGATTAATTAGAATTGGATAAGGATATATCCATTGACTATTTAACTTTATACAAATTTGTTTATCAGCAGGTGGCAAATACCAATGTTCAGATAATTTTTCATCTCTAAAATCAATCCATGCTTGTTGAACATAATCAGGATAAGAGCCTAAATTCTGAGGCTTAATTTTTGCTAAATCTATTGCGAAATTATAAAGTCCGTCTTGAAGCTTATACAATTTACAAATAGAAAAATTTACTTGTTGTATAAAGAAATCAGCTTGATTTTCAATTACAAGTCCACAATAAACATCTTGATAGGGGAGTGTCTTGAAAATTTTTGAAAATTCATGCTTCAAATTCATATTTTCAAGTTTTACACTTAATGTTGAATAAGCTTTCTTCAAACTTTCAATATTAATATTTTCTTTTACATCATATAAATCAACACCCCAACAGAACAATGCCATATTACTGTAATAATTATTAAGCCTATAATAATGTGGTGATATTTTCATAAGAGATTCAGAAATACTTAACAAAATCCTCCAACAACTATAAGGATGTTGGAGAGCATACTCTATATCTTCAAATTTATATTGTCCTAAAAAACCTGATTCTATAAGAGTGTTATTTGTAAATAAATCTTGCATTATCAATCTTTGATACAAACTTCTATATAAATTATAATCAATAGGTTTACTGCCTTTAATAGAGTTGTTAAATAACTTCTCGTCTTTCTTATAATAATTATTTTGTTTACCTCTTTTTGTCAACATATCACCACCTTAATATAATTTTGCTTTTTTGTTTAACTTTTTAAAAGTTGTTGCATAATCATTTAATTTGAAACCTTTTTTAGTTTCTTGTAAAAACTCACGCTCTAATTGACATTGAACCCAATAATTATAAGCCAATGAGCTATATCGGTCTTTTCGCATACCAGATTTTTCAAATACTCGCACATTAGTTCCTTTGACTTCATACTCAAGATTTATCAATTCGTAAATAAGTAATGTAGTTTGAATATAAGGCATCTCATAATCAAGTTGATTAGCCGTAGTCAACTTATCAAAATCTTTAATTCGTTTTTTTAATACTTCTTTCCCTTCATTTTCGGGAATAAGTAAATTAATTTTTCCACTTGAAAAACCACTTCTAAGAGCTACACAAATTTCATTGTTAAACGCAGGGTTTGCTTTAATAGACCATATAACTTTTTTAGCTTTATCAACTTTACATCTATCAGCCATAACACTATCATTACAACAACTTAAAGCAGGATAAATTTCTCCATTTTCAGGGTCATAAATATCTCTTATGAGAATATCATATACACTCAATCCTCCATTAAGAGCATCAATAACTAAATCAGTACATTTATAAAAATGAAATAACCGCCTTACTTTTAATGCTAAATCTTCAGTTACTTCTCCTTCATAATTCTGTAAATATATAATATTTGAAGTGTATGTATTGTTACTGGAAGGAATCGCACTATTAATAATAACACAACTTGCATCGTTATTATTTTTAGTAGAAGCCATAAGAGCAACATCTAACGACAATATTCTTCTTTCGTTTAATACTAAATTCGGAACTTTAACCTTTGAATTTTCAAATGGATATATTGCAGTTTTTAATTTTCTCTGTTTTGATATATTATCAAATGTAAAAAATGCACCTTCAATATCATTGTGTGGTAAGCAACCCATTTCCATATCAAAAGTAGATTGGTCGAAATCACTCTCTGACATTTCTTCTTCTATTTCACTTTTTAATTTTAGACCTTCTTTAACAGCAACTTGGTATGGTAAAGCACAAACAAAATATTTCATCTTATCGTTTAATAAATTAGCCGTAAAAGCTTTTGATTTTTCATAACTCCAATGAGATGCAAACCAACAAGATGACATATAAATTTCAATATTTGACTCTAAATATTTTTCTTGATTGGAATATTCTGGTCGATTTAAAAAATTAGGTTGTCTTGGTGTACCCAAAAACCTTTTAATAACGGTATTTATTGTATTTTTGTCAATCATTCTAAATTCATCTAACACAATAACATTAGCTCTTGCACCTCTACCAGAATCAGAAGCTGTAACAACCCTTATCCATGAGCCATTTCTAAATTTAATAAAAGCAGTGTTTAAACCAAGAGAAGATTCTTCTATTTCTCGATTAAGATTATCTGAACCCCAAGTAAAATTTTTACAAAAATCGTCTATAATTTTAGATAAAACTTCATTAGCTTGTGTTCTTGTTCCTGATACAACACAAATTTTTGTCTTAGGAAATAGGATACACCTAACTACGCAGAACAGAGCTGTTAGCCATGTTTTTCCAATACTCCTCGCAGCCCAAAACATAAAATGATTATTGTGCATCATCTCATATAATAATATTTTTTGAAATAATTTTAGGTTTATATTCAAATACTCTTTTACAAAACGCTGTGGATTATGCTAATGTCGGTAGAAATTTCCCCAATATGCAACACCCTGTAATATGCGTTCAGATTTCTCGTTCGCTAATTGTTTTTCACTTTTTTTACAATTTTCTACCAATTAAACCACCGCCTCTATTTATCATTTATACTATTTCCAAAAATAGCATCGAATAATGCTTCAGAACTTTCATCTCCGCCATATTCAGGCTTGGTGGCAGTGTATTTTTTCATAAATTTTGTATACAAATTAGAAAACGCATTTTTTATTCCCATCATTTTCGCAAGGTGTCCACGAAAAAAGGTATCAATGTATAAACTTATATTATCAACATCTTTTAACTCCTCATCAATTTCAGGAAGCGGTCTTGTATTCTCATATTTGTCAATAAGCGTTCCAAATGTTTGCGTATCAGCCATAGTTTCAGCAACATTTTGCTTAGGTTGAAGATTTAAAGTGCCAAGATAATCTTGAAATGACCTATCTAAATCTTTGGTGTCTTTGCCTTCTCGTCTTGCTTTTAAAATATCTAATTGTTTAAAACAAAGATTTTTAAATAATTCTTCTTGTGCTTTTGTCCTACACTCATGCCTTGAAGTCCAATCATCGAATTGACTCTGTAAGAACTCATAATCTTTCTTAGAACCCAGTCCATATCCAAAAAGTTCAAGAGTTTTTTTGTCAACTGAATCTTCTAAATTTTCATCTAAATCAATATCAGCATTATTGATATTCGTATCATTATCTGTATTTTTATCTTTTCGTGATTCATCTATTGTACTATCATAGTCTTTTTTTAGATATTGATATTTCGTTATTCTTTTTAAATATGCTGTTATAAAACAAACTTTATTACCATTACTTTTCATAACAGAATTAAAAACCTTATCAGAATAATAAAGATTGTACATCATACACAATCTTTTTGTTGCTTCTTTGTCAGGTTCTAAACACTTAAGTTTTGTATACTTGTCCACATAATCTGTATATAATCCCTCTAAGCAACTTTTGCAAATAGGAATATAACCATTGTAAGCACCATAAATTTTATTGCTTGAAATCCAAAATCCTTTATCCGCTTCAGTACTTGTTTTTACTAAGCCACAAACTCCACAAGCCATAGACTTAGCTCTTTTGCATATCTTAGCTTCGCCTATAATTTCTTTTTTTTCTAAACTTTTTAAAAAATCAACTTCTCTTTTCGCATCTCTTGCTGCCATAATACCTTCACCACCTAATAAACTATTAAATATATAATTGATTTAATATGATATATCTTTTATTTATTAATTTAATTTTAAACTATACTCACAAATCTTGCCTTTGCCTTCTTCAAAAACAAGTAATTTTCCAGAAGCATTAGATGTTTTATTTAATGAAAGGGAATAAGTATCTACACCTACAATAGAAGGAATATTAATTACTTCAGAATTAACACCAATCTCCTCACTTTTTGAATGATGTAAATGTCCTGCGATTAAATACTGTATTGAAACATTATGAATCTTAGAGAAATCCTTTAAAGCCCTTTCCATATTTTTAATTTCACCATGTATACCCATAATTGTATTTCCTGCAAGTATGTCATAAATATAACCTGTAGGATTTTCTATTAAGGTAAAATTAGGATTGTTTTCTAATCTTATCTTGATAAATTCTTTTACAATTTTACCCATATTATCTTCTGTAAAAGTTCCTTTTTCTTGATTTAACATACGCAATTCAGTGTGATTTCCATTTGTCATCTGGTATCTCACTCTAACATATTCAGTTAATTTGTTAAGCCAATTTGTAATGAAATTTGAATATTGAATAGTCCCGTCAACAACACCATATTTTAATTTCATAAGTTGTGATACCCTAAGACAGCCATCAGAAAAATCACCTAATGAATAAACATTAAGTGTATCAATGTTATCTCTTTGAATGATTTCTATTACTTGATTAAGTAAATCCCACATTCTATTTTCAAAAATTTCAGGATTATAAGAATTAATTATGTTTCCGAGTAAATCTCTCAATTCAAAAGTGGCACCAAAATGTTCATCGCCCCAGATTAAACAATATGCCTTATCGTTATGCTTAGGCTCTATGTAATTTGGCACTCTCATTGGAGAAAGATTATTTATTGTTTCGCAAATCTTTTCGGTGATTAATTCATCTCTTGCCGTTTCACGAAGCCATTTATTATATTCTATTTTTTCTGTTTGTAATTTAATTCTTTCTTTTCGTAATTCTTGAATTTTATTTTCTAAATCATCTGCTTTAGAAAAAACTTTATTTTTATTTTCAGACACTAATTTAGATTTCAAATATTCAGTTCTAAATTGTCCTCCAAAAATAGTAGTAGAAGATTTTCTAATTGTATCGGCAGCACACTGAATATTATATTTCTCTTTTATTTCAGACCAATCTAAATCATTGATACCTTCTATCTTATTAGAAATATCTTTACATATCTGTTCATACATATCAGGTGTTAAACCATATTTCAACAATTCTTTCTGAAAATCGTAAATTTTTGTCAACTCCTTTATAAAAATAAAAACAGTCAACTATAAATAGCTAACTGTTTAATGTTTATTTATTTTATTTTTGACTCGCAAAGAGTATAGTTTTAATATTTATTGCAAGATATGTACTTTATTGAACATATACTATTGAATCTTCATTCTACTAAATACAATCTTCAGATATATTCAGCCACAAGGGAAACAGGTATGTGCTATAAGTAGCGACCTTATAACATTCCTGCCACAAATAATTTCAAGCCTTGATAAGAATGATTACCTACACCTTTCAGCAACAATTCATTATCATTAATCTTTCTCGCCTTTGCCTACTTAGAACCTATACACATCTTATACACAAGTTTCCTTGCTTCACAGCGAAATAACTTATGGTATTTCCAAGGTGTGAAATTAGTAACCAGCTAATTTCCTAACTTGGATTCTTCATCGTCTGATGCGTCTATTGCGTTACCGAAGCGATAGTTGCTTTTATCTGCGATTATAATAGTGCTACACCTTTGATTTATTGATTCTTTTTAAACATCACTGCATAAAAAACGGTAGTTTCCACAAGTATCCTTGTTTCGTATACTACCGACCATTTCAGTATACCTCAGCATAATCTGCGAAATTATGTTTTCACTGAGATAATAGTATATATTCACTAAAATACATATCCTATTTTTATGGTGTCAGTAATCAGACTTGAACTGATACGATATTTCTATCAACGGATTTTAAGTCCGTTGCGTCTGCCTATTCCGCCATACTGACATATATTCGGAAGTTAAGTATATAATTCAACTTCCGAAGCAAGAGAATAAAGAAAAGTGAAAGAATTTATTATATAATCAGTTAAATTAACTGTTTATACCTTATTTGGTTTGCATATTAAGTTTTTCGTTATAATATCTTGTAACATTAACTTTTGCTTTAATACCACCTTTTGTAGTAATTACATCTTCAGAATAATTTAATTTTTTCTCTTTAGGTTTATTATAAATACCTTCTATGGTAATGCCTTCAAAAAGTCTAATTTTTAAAGGATTTTCTTTTGTGTTATTTTCAGATGTGGTAGACAATATTTCAAAAATTTTATTTTCAAGATTATTATATGTATCTTTGACAAAGTTTTCATCAATAGGATTTGCTAATTCACTTTTTATTATAGCAATTACTATTGATTTAGCTTCACCTGTTAAAAAACGAGAATGTTTAAAAGCCTTTACTAAAATATCTTCAATGGTTTCAACTATATTACATTCTTTTGATAGTTCTTTAATTAAATTTGCTTTTGTTATATCTTTATTGTTATTCTTGTTATCTACAGTTTTATATTTCAAATAAATACCTCCGTTTGTTTGTAAAATAATCTAAAATAGGAAGAAAGCTAAAGGAGTAAACGCTCTCTTCCTATTAAAAAGACATTTTACGATTCTCCCTTTGTTTAAACAACCATATTTTATTGTTGCTTAATTTTATTAAAATAATTACATAACCTTATTTTATGGTTATATATTGCTAATTTTAAACTATGTATTACCCTTATTATTTTGCTTTTGCCTTTTTACTATAAATTTTCTATTTATCTTTTCTAATTTACTTTGACATTCAACACATCTACAAGTATTTTTATTATTATAAGGGATATAAAACAATTTATCACATTCTATACACGAAACCAATTTGAAATGCAACTTAAAATTTTTAGAAAGGTTATTATAGATATTTTCACCATAGCAAGCCCATAATAAATCTTTATGTTTGCTTTTTTTGATACCATATAAATATTTTACTAAAATATCAGACACATCATCTTCGTCATACCCAAATTTAGAAAGTTCAAATTTAACCTTATCAATTATAGACTTGATTAAAAGTTCTTGCTTAATTTGCGATTTTCTTAAAAATTCAGTAGAAACTTTTCTATTAGAATCTATCTTATAATGATAATTTTTATTTAATTCTATATATTTAACAAGTAATGGTTCGGTTTTATCTAAAATTATTTTATTATTTTCATCAAAATAAGCATCAAATTTAATATCTGGATTTTTCATCAAATAAGTATAATCAATATCTTCAAGTCCAAGCTTTCTACAATTTATCCTTGGATTTGGAATAATATCAAATAACCTATTAACTATACTTTTGTTTTTAGGTTCTACTTGCTTTCCTAAACTGTCTTTCGCATATATAAAAAAGTGTGGTAATTTTTTATTCGTATATTCTTTTAATATTTCTGCTATTCTCTTAGGTCTTGTCGGCATATATAGTGTTTTAGCTCTATCAATAACATAATTATTTTCCATACATAGTATTTTCACCATATCAATAGCTTCTTGCTTTTGTTCTTCATTCCCATTGATAAAAATATCACTATTCCATATTTTAGTTATATTATTGCTGTATTGTCCTATATTTGAACCTGTAAAGGCTGAAATTAAACCATTATAAATAGTTTCATTATTCAATATCGTAGCGTGTGCTTTTTTCATATCATAATAAAGAGGAACTATATTTTTCATATTTCTTTTAGCTATATCAATTATTGTTTTATCTGAAATAACTAAAAGTTTATCACCATCAACATCTAACATCAAAATTTTAGTTATTAAATCATGACTACTTGTATAAATGGCATTTGTAACAAACCATTTTCTCATATCCTTTTGAACATCATAATTATCAATATAAGCCATATTTTTTCTAACTGCGTGTTCTTTATATAAATGAGGACTTCTAAGACAATCAAGTTCTGAACTGTTTCTAAACAGCCAACAAAATACCTCACCATTTTCGAGCAATCCTTTCGGTTTATCTATTCCTAAAAACCAATGCTCACAAGCTGCATAGAAATCAGGTAACACAAATGTATACTTGCCATTAACTTCTAACTTACCAGACCTATATCTTTTAAGCAAACAATCTTTAGTTTGACGAATTTTCATTTTCAAATATTCATCGTTAATTAAATCTGGATAAAGTTCAATAGATTTTTGTAATGGTGTTTTGAATTTATTTGATATATCTATGCCTAAAAGATTTTCAACATTTTTAAGAGAAGAACAAAGATTATTAAGCTTAGTGATTGACTTGTTGGCTATTTGTAATAATTCAGTGTCACTTACATCTGTAAGTGTCTGTAACATTTGATAATTTATTTTACTATTCTTAATCTTATCTTCTTCCATATTGGTATATCCTGTTATACAATGATTTTCTTTATATTTATCTTTATAATCTTGCCAAGAATCATAAAATTTCCAAAGCTTGAATTGAGATTTTGTAATTATAACTTGTATATCATCTTCTAAAATATTCCATTCCTTGCCATAAATATCCTTAATAATAGGGGAACAATTATGCTCGACAATAAACATTTTAAAGTCAAATACACCTAAAAGTCCCTTTATCCAAGGTGGTCTAAACATCTTATTTCTCTGTTTTTCACCGAAGGCGTTAGGCAATATCATTCCAGCACCATCAGTATGGGGGATAGGCACTTCACCTTGCTTTCTTTCAATCGTATATTCTATGTCATTAACAAAATCATAAGTTCCAAAAACATTGGTTTCAAAATCATCAATTACTATACACTTATCAATATCAAAATTCTTCCATTCATCTGTCGCAGAATTGCTTAAAGCAGTATAAGCTAAATGCTTATTTGAATTATTTCCACCTTTTTGATTTATTATATCTAATGTAAGACCACACATAACCTTTTTTTCAATACTTTTCCACGCTCTCTCTCTAATAAAAACACATTTCTTTTGCCTTATTTGACCTGCTGATGATGTGAAATATATATATTTTTCTCCTTTATATTCAAAGCCAAAATAAATAATATCTTTAATAATATCAAAATAATAAGTTTGAACTACCATAAAATCATCAGTAAACTCATCAGGTGTATTTTTTAAATATCTTGTCAAATTAGATTCAAAAACTGAAATAATATTTTTATCAGATAAAGTATTTTCATTAAGTGTTCTTGTATGATGTTTACCATTGGTTTTAATATTTTCAGAAACCTTATTAGAAAGTAAACTTAAAAGTTTATTCTTTGTATTTTTAATTTTTTCTTTTTTTAAGTCAATAAGCTTAGTGATGGCATCGGATTTCTTATTTAATTCTAATCGGGTAATTTCATTAATATCATTACTATTCAAATACTTTTCGATTTTTGACAATTTATTTTGCAATTCATTTCTTTCAATTTTTAATTTATGATTGAGCCAATGCAATTTCTTTTCTCTTGCTGTATAGAAATTACCTGTATCAACACTATAAACTTGAATTTGCACATCTAAAGACATTCTTTCACCTCATTATTTAACTATCAATTATATATTTCTAAATAATCAACAAGTGTTGAAAAACTATGTAGGTATTCATAATAATCATTTTTTCTATATTCTTTGTAATGTATAATTCTATTGTCCTGTGGAGGATAAAAGTCGCACTCTTTTAAAGTTAAAAATTTTGACAAATATGCTTTAATCTTCTTTTCTTCTATAATGTTATTCATTTTTTCACCTCATTTTATCTTTGCTGATATACTCTGCTATTTCGTTCACTTAAACTTGCCTTAAATTCTTCTGAATAAATTACACAAGGAATATTTTTCTTAACTATGTAGTTTTCAATTTCTTTCATATAATATTGCTTTCCCTTTGCATATTCTCTATTACCTTCTCGTTTAGCATAATTAGTAAAGATAATTTTTTCACATCTCCACATTCCATTGTTATCAACATTCCTTGGTAAAACTTGATGATGTATTATTTCCAGTTTTTCTAAAATTGAAACAGCTTTTGAAACAGTAGTTTCATTGATTCCTAAATCTTGAGCAATATATTTATAATGACTTGCAAAAACTTCAGGCGATTCCTTTTTTCTTTTTTCAGCAGAAATACCTGAAGTATATTTCACACAGATAGGTCGATTAAAAATCATCATTCTAATATAAGCCAAAACAAGCATAATATAACTTATCTCAGTTGTAGGATATTCTCTTTTAAAATTGATTATTTTTTTCATTTCATCAATATAAACCATAGCAAACTTCTTCTCTTCTGAAACTTTTTTAAATCTTTCAGTAGTTGCTATTGATAATTTTGTCGCACCTTTAATTTCTGTAATATCATTTTCAATTTTAATATAACCCAATTCTTGAAGTATTTTAATATCATTGATAACAGAATTATTAATACCATTTTTATGCCTATTTGGTATGTAATTAAAAAAGTTAATAATATTGGTTGCCTTCTCAATGCTGTTTTTACTATTCTGCTTGTTCGCAAAATAAAAATATGTAAGTAATCTATGTATACTCATATTTAAACATTCGCTGTTGATATTTATTTTTTCTCTACAAGAAAGCGTGTTAGGTGCTTGATTTACAATAATTGAATACGGTACAAATACACAATAAGCGTCACTGTAACTCATAGTCTTATAAGTTACATATTCTGAAATGTAATCTGCCCAATTTTCCGTTTCCTGAATCTGATTTATTGACATATGCTGTTCTCCTTTAAAATTATTCAAAATGGTAGAGTTCTCCTGCGGAGAGAATTTGACTTCTCTATACGAAAAAATCGTACACTATATATATCTGTTTTTTGAGGTATGAATTATAACAAAAAATAAGAACCACAAAAATAATTGCAGTTCTTATAATATTTATATTGTAGACTTTAGATATATAGATATTCAATATATATAATAAATATAATTATTCTATTCAGACTTAACTTCCTTAACCCAAATTCAAACTCATCAATTTTTTCGCATATATATAAGTAAATGAATATGCTCTATGCACAAATTTATGCACGCTTTTAATACCCTATTTTC